TACAAATATAAAGAAAGGTTCTACGAACTTGATTGGGGAATATCTCATTCTTGCTTTGAATATGAGCCATTCGGATATGGAATTTTTGAAGCAGTGGATTGGGGAAAACTTCCAATACTACATGAAAAATGGCACGTACCACTTGATTATAAATACAAAGCGAGTGATGCGTTATCGTTTAGAGAGACCTACAAAAAAATATGTGAGGATGATTACGAAACCCGTAAAACGGAATTTGAAAAACTTAAAAATTGGATGATTAAATACTTTTCTAATAAAGATGAATGGAAAGAAAAACTTTTAGATATTTATAACGGAGAATAACACTTTATACAATGGCAAGAACAAATTTATCGTTAGGGAATTTATACAGAGCAGTGAGTGGTTCGGCAAGAGTTGCTCAAGCAGTTTCAATTGGTGGACTAAGTGGTGCAACTGCTAATAGTTCATTTACTGCATTCGCAGTAGATTCTATAACAGCCAATTTACCAACATACACTTATATAGTAGAAAGTACCGAAGAAACGGCAACTTTTTCATTTAGTAATCAGGGAACTTTACATGGTACAAAAGTTGGTAGTGTTGCTGCAAACTATACGGTATCATTTGGTAATGCAAACTTTTCAGTAGGTTCTCCAACATTAGGAGCATCGCCATCATTTCCAATCACACCGGCATCAATTGCACAATCTTCTTATTCAGAAGCCAGTTCAGTATTATCAATGACATATGCAGATGGATATAATCTAAATGCAACAAACTATAATACTACAGCTACAAAAACTTTATACGCAGTTGATGTTTATAATACAATCAACCAACCGGATTTTTGTTTACTATTTGGTACACATATTAAAAAGGGAGATGGTTCTACTATAAATGTAGAAGATTTATCAGTAGGAGATACAATTAAAGCATGGGTGCCGACTGGGTTACCGGATGAAAGTCAGGATTCAGAAAGCGACCAAGTTGATTGGAGATTCTATATGCAAGATTCTACATCCGGTGCATATCAAGATGTAACTGTTGCCGATATTGTATTTAACTTTGCAAGTGGATATTATCAATTAAATGATGGCTTAATAAAAGCAACTGGAACGCATCCTCTTTGGGTTTGGGATTCTGAAATTGAAAAATATCATTTTAAAAACGTAGAAGATATATTAATAGGTGATTTAGTAGTAACATATGATGAAACAATTGGTATAAGTGAAGTTGAAGTTGATAATATTACAATTATTAACGAAGATGTAGAAATTGTAACAATTAACGTAGAAAACGCCGATGTGTACTTAGCAAATGGTGTAGTATCACATAACAAAGGTACAACAACTCAACCATATATCCCATCGGCTGGATTAAGAATGTATGTTGACCCATCAAAGGCATCATCAACGGCAGGTACAGCAACGGCTGATTGGTTAGACCTATCAGGATGGAATACGGGTGTTAGGCCGGCAGGGGTTCAAAACGCAGCAAGTATTACAGGCGGTAACCCATCGTATAATGCAGGAGCAAGTAGAAAGGAAAAATATTGGGCAGGAAATGGTACAAACCAATTTTGGTACAAAGATACTACTACAAATATCAATGGTGGTATTTCTCAATTCAATACTAATACAGGTACTATTCATATGTGGGTAAGACCTACAACAACATTAGGTGTAGCATCAAGACATATTTTTGATTACGCAGGTTTTTATGGTTTAGCAATTGAATCATCAGATAGTTCTACTTTAAATAGAGTAAAATTCTATGGTAGTACATTGGGAAATAGTGCACAATTAACGACTTCATTATCAGCAAACGTTTGGTATATGATTTCAGCAACTTTCCAACCATCTGGAACTGTAACAATATATGTGGATGGAACATCGGTAGGAACATTTACCGCAGCAGCATTTACGGCACCATCATCTACTAATTTCTTAACAATAGGAAGTAATAGTGCAAGAACAACGTTTTGGAATGGACAAATTGGACCAGTATTATTTTACAACACATTACAAAGTGGTACATTAGTAACACAAACATACAATTATTTCTCACCAACATACAAATAACATTTTTGTTGTTTTGAAATAAAACTTTATATTTATATTAGAATTAATAAATTAAAATAATTACACAAAATGGCAGACAAAATAGTATCACCAGGCGTATTTACAAAAGAAAACGACCTTTCATTCTTACAACAAGGTGTTGCTGACATTGGTGCAGCATTCATCGGACCTTTTAAAGAAGGACCATTAGTACCAACAATCGTAAATTCACAAACTGAATTCCAACAATTATTTGGAACAGTTGATGACACATATTATACTCCGTTAGCAGTACAATCTTATTTAAGAGAAGCTGGCGTAGCAACTATTTGTAGAGTAGCAGGTGTTGGTGGATATACTGAAACCGCACCTTTATTATTAACAGCAACTTCTGGTTCAGTATCAGCATCATTGGGTATTCTTTTCAATACCGCAGTAGGTGCAAATGGTGGATTTGCAGGAGAAACACTAACAGATTTAGATGGTGGTGGCGATTTTAACTTATCAACTTTAGGTTCAGCATCTTTGGATGTAACTGATATAAATGATATTGAAGCAGTGTTTGGAACATCGCCATTTGGAACTAAAGAAGCATATTCATATGGTTTTTTCAAAAATACATCTATGAATTTTGTATCTGCAACTTCTGCAAGTGTAACGGTATTGGGTAACCAATTATTTACATTTGATGCACAGGAAGCAGTAACTCCAACAATTAAATCTCAAACTATTTCAGGACAAAGATACGATTTATTAAAGTTCATCACAATCGGAGCAGGTAATTCAGCAAATACTAAAATAAAAATTGGTATCACAAATATTAAAGCAGCTGGTTCAGTTGCCGGTACTGATTATGGTACATTCACTGTAGTTGTAAGAGATTACGCTGATACTAACAAAAAGAAAACAGTATTAGAAACGTATTCAAATGTAAACTTAGACCCTAATTCTCCTAACTATATTAGTAGAGTAATTGGTGATAGAAATAGAGAAATTGATAGTAATGGTAAAGTAACTGATTTTGGTGATTGGGTAAATAATTCAAAATATATTAGAGTATGGAATAGTAATGATACGGCATATGTATCACCTGATTCAATTCCTGTACAAGCAGTTCCATTTGGACACGCAGCATATCAATTACCAGTTTCTGCATCAGCATTAATTGGTTCTGCAATTCCATCTGTAACATTCTTAACCTCATCAGTAGCACAATATGGTGGTATAGATTTGGATAACAATACTGATAACGCAATCTACTTAAAGCCAATTCCGACAGGAGCAGGTGTAGGTTCTAATTCAGTATTTGGATTGGATGCAGCAAATGGTGGTACATTATCAGTAGGTTCTTCTTTAGCACAATTCGTTGTAGCATTCCAAGAAGGATTTGATGGTATGAATCCGGCAACTACGATAGCTAAAGGTGATTCTATCACTAACGGAAACTCACAAGGTTTCAATTTAGCATCACTAACAACAAGTGGTTCAGTAGCATATATGAAGCATATTAACGCTTTATCTAACGCTGATGAATATGATATCAATATGGTAGTTGTTCCAGGTGTTAATAAAATTGACCATAATGCATTATTTACACAAATAGTAGATATGGTTGAAAATAGAGCAGATGCATTCTTTATAGGTGATATGGGTAGTTCAAATCATACTTTAGATGAAACAATTGGACAATTTGGTTCAGCAGATATTGATTCTAACTATGTAGGTACTTATTATCCTTGGGTTAAGACAATTGATGTAAATACAAACAAATTAATTTCAATTCCACCATCAGTATTATTACCTGGCGTATTCGCAGCAAACGATAGAGTAGCAGCAGAGTGGTTCGCACCAGCAGGTTTGAATAGAGGTGGATTAGTAGGAGCAGTTAGTGTATTAGATAGATTAACTCAATCTGATAAAGATAAATTATATGAAGCAAAAGTAAATCCAATCGTACAATTCCCTGGACAAGGTATCGTTGTATTTGGACAAAAAACTTTACAAGATAAACCATCAGCATTAGATAGAATCAACGTAAGAAGATTATTATTGACTGTTAGAAAGTATATCGCATCTACTTCTCGTTACTTAGTATTCGAACAAAACACAGCAGAGACTAGAAATAGATTTTTAAACATCGCTAATCCGTATTTAGAATCAATCCAACAAAGACAAGGTCTTTACGCTTTCAAAGTGGTAATGGATGAAACTAATAACACACCAGATGTAATAGATAGAAACATTATGAAAGGGGCTATCTTCTTACAACCAACTAAGACAGCTGAATTCATTCAAATTGATTTCAACATTTTACCAACTGGTGCAAGTTTTAACGGATAATTTAGAAATTAGATATTTATAATAGAAACAATTAAATAAAAAGTAAAATGCCAGAAATATTAGAGTTTGACAAAATGTTCTATAAGAATTTCGAACCAAAATTAGGGAATCGATTCATTATGGAAATCAACGGAATCGAATCTTATCTTATTAAGACCGCAGCGAGACCAACATTCACATCGGAAGTTGTTGAATTAGACCATATAAACGTAAAAAGAAAGATTAAAGGAAAATCGACTTGGGATGATATCACTATCACTCTTTATGACCCAATTGTACCATCAGGTGCACAAATGGTAATGGAGTGGGTTAGAAGTTCACATGAGTCATTAACAGGTAGAGATGGATACGCAGCTTTCTATAAGAAAGATATTACGTTCTATCTATTAGGACCAGTTGGTGATAAAGTTGAACAATGGACTTTAAAAGGAGCATTTATCAGTTCAGCAAACTTCGGTGAGTTGGATTGGGCTTCAAACGACCCATTATCAATTGAATTGACTTTGGCTTACGACTACGCTATTTTAGAGTACTAATATTTGACTGGAAATATATAGAAAAGGGGATGCAGAAATGTTATCCCCTTTTTATTTTTTTAAAAAGTTAATATATATTAGTAAACAATATTAAGTTATATTATGGAAGAGCAAATCGAAAAACAAGTTACAAGAGGGTTAGCACCACAAACTGCACCGCAGTATTCAGCACCCAAATCTTATCCTTTCCCAACGGAAATTATCAGTTTACCATCAAAAGGATTAGTATATCCTGAAAGTAATGCCCTATCAAAAGGTGAGGTTACTGTTAAATTAATGACTGCAAGAGAAGAAGATATTCTTACTTCAGCGGCATTGATTCGTAAAGGTATTCAATTGGATAAATTATTAGAATCTATTGTAGTTGAACCAGGCGTTAATATCAATGATTTAGTTATTGGTGATAAAAACGCTATTTTGGTTACATCTAGAATTTTAGCATTTGGACCGGAATACGCAGCAAAGATAACTGACCCATTTGATAGAGAAGAAGTTGATATTACTATTGACTTATCTAATATTAAAATTAAAGAAGTTGATGAAAGTATTTTAAATAGAGATAATGAATATGATTTCTTTTTACCTATATCAAAGACCAATATCAAATTTAAATTAATAACTCATGGAGATGAGATGATTATTAATAAAGATATTGAAGCAAGCCAAAAGGCTCTAAAAACTTCAAATGAAATCACAACTAGATACAGAAGAATAATCATCGAAGTAGATGGTGTAAGAGATGCTGGTACAATCAGTAACTTTGTAACCAATCGTTTATTAGCAGGTGATTCTAAAGCATTGAGGAAGTACATATCGGATATAAGTCCAGATTTGGATTTAAAATTTGATTATACATCCCCTGTAACTGGTGAGACGGAGGCACTTCGTATTCCTTTTGGGATTGGGTTTTTTTACCCTGCCGACTGATTATAGTTCCTATCTTCATAAAAAGATTTTTCAAATGGCTTACTATGCAAATGGTGGGTTCAATTGGAATGATTTATACTACATGCCGATTAAACTTAGAGAATTCTATTATAGAGAACTTCTTAAAGCTAAAGAAACGGAAAGAGAAGATATGGAGAGAGCAAACAGCAAAGCAAAAACAAATTCTTCTAAAGTAAGAAGAAGGTAATTAATTATTTGTTTATATTTATACATAAACATAAAGAATAGAATATGTCTAAGAAAACATTAATAGAAGTTCAATTACTTGATAAGATATTCAGCTTTTTTGCAGGTGGAAGTAGTACTTCTACAAAAAATAAGTTTTTGAATACTATCAAAGATAAAGAACCACAATTAGGTAGAGCATTTGATAATTGGGAAAATGATTTCCAAAAACTAATGGCTAATACTCGGAAGATATATGTTAAACATGGCATGGATACTACCGAATTGGATAAGTTGGTTAAATCATATAAGTGATAATATAACATCCATATAGATAATGCCTAATAATAATCCCAAATCAGATTTACAAGAATATAAAAGAGTCAAAAAAGAGCTCATTGAATTACGTGCTCTAGGAAGTGCTATAACTGAGGAGCAACGAAAACAATTAGAAATAAATGAAAAGCTAGCTAGAGTACTTGGAAAAAAAGTAAAAGCTCAAGAACAATTTGCTAAAACATTAAAGGGCAATTTATCCGATTTTGAGGAAATGGATGATACTATGGTTAGTATCGGAAATCAGATTGGTAAAAATACTAAATTAGCAGAACAAACTTCTAAAAGTTTTACAAAAGTCAAATTAGTTGCAGCTAGTATTGTAGCTGAATTAGCAAATGGGGGTGCTACAAATGAAAAAACTGAAAAACAAGTTGAAGCAGCAGTGGGTGCATATAAAAATATGCATACTTCTATTGCACAAGCTAACAAACAGTATGCATTAGGTAACATAACAGCTGAAGAACGTAATAAATTAATTGAAGATGAAGCTGAAAAATATAAAGATATTGCCGGAGGTATTGATATGGCTAACATTTCTTCTGAGGACTTAAGAAAGCAATTGGAATTAATGAACAAGGAAAGTGAATCCTTTGCAGAGTCAATGAAACAATCTAAAATACGTGCTGAACAATTAGATAGCGCATTTGAATCATTTGCAGGAATACCAGCATTAGGTGAAGTAAATAAATTAATTAAAACAAATATAAGAGATACAGTGGCATTTAAAGCAGCTGTATTTGCATTAGGAGCAGCATTAGGAGTAGCAGCAATGGAATATTTTGGAGCTCCAATGAAAGCAGCACTACAAGCTGATAAAGAAAGACGTCAAAACGAAATCGATACGATAGGGGATGTTGCTAAATTAAGAAAAGATGCAGAATTTATACCTGCGCAAATAGGACAAGAAAGATTAGAAGCTGAAATTGAATCAACTAATCAAATAAATAATTTAATGCACGAAGCGGCATATGCTGGACAAAAGGCAGCAATTCAATTCAGTGCATCTATGCAAAGTGGAGCTGCACAATTTGAAAGAGCAGCAAAAACGGCATTGTTTGGTAATAAATTAGGTTCAGTTGGATATGGTGCAGCTCAATTACAATTAGCAGGAATTGGTGCAGATAAAATAGCATCAGCAATGGAAGCTGCAAGTGCAGCAACCGGTAAAATGCCAACCGCAAAAGCAGCTGCTGATATGGCAGTTATGGCTGAAAGAACCGGACAATCGGTAGATGATATATCAACCATCAACGAAGCATTTATGCGTATGGATGGTATGAGTGCAAATGTTGCTATGAATATGCAAGAGGGAATGCGTAATATGGCAGACCAGGCTGGCATTGGATTAGGGAACTTAATGAAGGAGGTTGCAGAATCTTCTAAGGAAGCATTAGGATATCAAATTAAGAGCGGACCTGCACTAGCTAAAGCAGTTGCATACACACAATCGATGGGATTGAACTTCGGTGATGTAGCTAAAGCAGGTAAAAATATGGTAATGAACTATAAAGATAGTATCAAAGCCGAAATGCAATTAAGTTCATTATTAGGTGAGCAAGTAGATTTATCAGAAGTAAGAGCTAAGTTTGCAGCAGGTGATACATCCGGTGCATTGGAATCATTAAAAGCACAAGGATTAGACCCTGCTGAAATGGATATGTTCCAACAACAGGCATTACAAGATTCGTTGGGTGGTATGGATTTAAGTTCATTATCCAAAGCAGCAAATAATACTGGTAAAGATGTATCATTATCAGGAGGAGATGCAAAAGCTGGTAATAAAGATTTCTTATCAAGAACCCAACAAGCGGAAGCTAGTTTAAATGCAAAAGAAGCATCGATATCAGCAAATAGTGCAGTATTAGATGCAAAGTTATCTCAAGCAATAGCTGATGAATATTTAGCATCGCCTGAATACGAAAACTATAAAAAACAACAAGCTGAAGCAGCAGTTGCGGCTCGTGAATTAGAAGGTTCGATGACAGATGCATGGAAAGCAACTGATGAATATAAAAAATCACTTTCTGATAGTATGAAATTAAATTTCGTAGATGGTATCAAAGAGAAATTACTTGACGGGGCAGCTGCAATAGGTGGTGGTTTATTAACAACCGGAATTAGTAAGATGTTCGGAAAAAAAGGTGGTGATGTTGCATCGATGGTAACTGGTGGTGGAGGCGGTGAAGAAGGTGGAGGTGGAGGTGCTGGTGGAGGCGGTGGAGCTGCAGAAGGGCCTATTGCAAGTGTAGCTGCACAAATTGAAGCAGCAGCTCCGGTATTAGAAAAAGCAAAACCATTAGGTAAATCGATAGCAGAGTTTGGTAAGGGAATAGGTAATTTCTTAAAAAGTGTTGGCGCGGGATTAGGAAAAGTAATACAATCTTTATTTCAAGGAATTGCAATGGG